CTCGTGATAGTGCTGGTTGGCGAGAGTTTGAATTTAACCGTGTCAAAAAAATAAAAGATTTTTTGACGATGGGAAATATTGATCCCGATGATGCATTTTTTAGGGTTCCGTGGCGTGATCAGGCAAAACTCCAACAGCAGCATCCAGCACTTGCAGAAGCTTGGGACCATTATATAGTTCTGCTATCAATGATATACGAGGAAGAAAATGGAACCAGACCTTGATATAACGGATGAAGAAGTAGAATATTTGATGTTAAAGTACATCCGTGATCAGACCTATGCTGGTCGTGCCGTAATTCCCGCAACGGAAATCTATGAATACTTGCAATGTGAAGCACCTGCCGATGCAGAGCAAATATACATGGTTTTGGTCCCAGATGCCCTAGAAATCATTAAAAAATACGAAGCTGAACACCCCTTACATTAAAAATAACCCTTGACAAGACCAATAAATATGTTATATTAGTTATAGTCAATTGGAGAACTACTATGCGCAAGACCCTAGCTATCTTACTTGCAACCGCAACATTAATTACCGCAACAGCGGCCAATGCCGATGACTGGCGTTACCATCATGGTCCTCGTCCTGGATATGGCGGTGGTGGTGGCGATTGGGTTGCTCCCCTTGTTGGTGGTTTGATTGTTGGTGGTATTCTAGGCGGCATGGCACAGCAGAACCAACAGCAGTATTACCCACAACCACAATATTACCCACAGCCACAATATTACCCACAGACATTCTGTCGTTGGGTTCCTATGTATGATGCATGGGGTAATTTCGCAGGTCGCCAACGCCAATGCTGGCAACAATAAAGGTATAAAATGGGATTACTCGACAAACTACTTGGTAAGAATACCAAGATCGAAATTAACAAAGACGCCGACGCCTCTACTGTAATTGCAGAAAGCGCACCACCAGCCTCTACTCAAACTAGCAGTAAACCAAAACCTAAGAAACCTCGCAAACCACGAGTGAAGAAGGTTGTCGAGGAACCTAAAAAAATCGAAGAATCGAAAAAGGAAGAACCTCGTGTAAATGTAATTGGTTTTGACTTTGATCCACAAAACCCAAGCATGGGCAGTATGGAACTTGATTGGAACGCAGAATTTATCGAAATGCTGCGAGCAAATAACTATCGCGGAATTAATCCCGAAGACCTCGTAGATGCGTGGCTTAATGATGTAGCACGAAATATCATCAATTCCAATGCACAAAATCCACCAAACATGGATGGAAGTAACCGTTATGTTACTCGCACGGATTTAGGAAACGGCAAGACCGAATTCAAATAACCCTTGACAAATCCCCAATAAGAGATTATATTAGTATTATGAAATATCTTCTTGTAGACACAGCAAACCTGTTTGCCCGTGCTCGCCATAGCACTCCCCGTGGCGCTGACACTTGGCAAAAGATTGGTTTGGCGTTGCATATCATGTTCAATGCGATCATGAAGATGCAGCGTCAGTATAAGCCAGATCATGTTATCTTTGCCCTCGAAAGTCGTTCATGGCGCAAGGATCATACTGGCACATATAAAGCAAACCGTGCTGATATTAAAGCCAAAATGAGTGTCCGTGAAGCAGAAGAAGATGCAGAGTTCTGGGCAGTATACGAAGAGTTTACCAACTGGATGAACGAACGCTCTAATTGCAGTGTAATCAAGGTTGCACGAGCAGAAGCTGACGATATCATTGCTCGTTGGACTGCGTTGCATCCTAATGATGAACATATTATCCTATCCAATGATAGCGACTTTCATCAGTTGCTTAGCGATAAAGTAACCATTTATAATGGTTTAAGCAATCATTATATCACAACTACTGGTTATTATGATGACAATGGCAAACCAGTTAAAGATAAAAAGACCAACGAACACAAGACGGTAGGCGATCCCAAGTTTGTGCTATTTGAAAAGTGCATGCGTGGCGATCCTACTGACCATATTATGACTGCATATCCTGGCGTTCGCACTAAGGGCAGCACCAAGAAAGTTGGTCTGGTCGAGGCTTATGCTGACCGTGATAAGCGTGGTTGGGCATGGAATAATATGATGTTACAGCGTTGGGTTGACCATAATAATGTAGAGCACCGTGTGCTTGATCGTTATGAAGAAAACCGTGTTCTAGTTGATTTGACTGCTCAGCCAGAAGATATTCGCAATGCGATTGATGAGGCATTGCTTGCAATTGAACCCAAGTCTAAGTCACAGATTGGCACTCATCTTATGAAGTTCTGTGGCAAATATGAACTAGTTCGTCTTAGTGAAAATGTGCAACCACTTGCCGAAGTTCTTGGCAAATCACTTGTAAAGGATACCACACATGCGTAATTTTTTTGTAAAATACTTTCCATGGGCAGTTCTTGGTGTATTTCTATTTGAGATTTATGAATACTGGAATATTGATAACGACCGTGTTTTAATGGATATTGTTGCCTCGATTGGTTGGACATCATTCATTGAAGTTCGGAGTGAATATAATTCACTTATGGATATGATCGAAGGAAAGATTAAAGATGACAAAACTCAAGGCTAAAAATATTGTAGAAAATCGTTTTTGGGTTATTGAAAACGACAAAGGCGAACGCATTGGAAACATTGCGCAGACCACCAGTGGCGTTCGCTGCACGGTTGATGATAGTGTAGAAGTATTTCCAGATATGCAACAAATGGTTGCAGAAAAGGGAATTACATTTGTTCGTCGCTCTCGCGAAGCAAAACCCTCAGTTGAAAATACTGTTTATGATTTTCCTACTAATCATACGCCGCATAATATTCTATGGAATGTAAAGCTTAAACTTCCAATTTATACTAAGAATGATAAGAGCAGTTCTTATTTCTGTGCTGGTTATTATGCCATAAAATATAACAAAACTTATGTTCCAGAGTTTACTCCAAAGTTGATTACACTTCAACGCTATGAGTATGAAGGTCCGTTTAAGACCAAGTTAGAACAGCAAGAACGACTAAGGATCATGAACAATGAGACCGCCTAATACCCATCATATTAGAGAATTTATCAATCGCGGTCAGAATGTTGTTGGCAATGGATTAGTGTTTGATAAAGAAACTATTGCTAATGTTACCAGAGAACTTACTGATGTTCTGGCTTATGTTTTGCAACTTGAAAACAAAAATGCAGAATTAGAAGAAAATTTGGCAAATTCTAGCGTTCTTGAAATAGAATTGGTGGGAGATAAATTTTAAGCCTGTTTTTAACAGACTAAATAATTTAGCGAATATTCAATTATGTCAAGACCAAAGCCTCAAGTATTATTAGAAATAACTAATAAACAAACATATAAGTCAGAACAAGTTTTGGCTAGCGAAGGTATTTGGGCAATTTTCTTGGATAATAAACCTGTAAATCTTAAAACTACTTCTATGTTGGCACAATATGGTGGACCAAAATATAAGAAAAGCAGTTTCTCAAACCCAGGTCATGCAATCAACCTTTGCAAAAAACTTAACACGCAATTCAAAACAACTCGTTTTAGTGTCGTGTTATTAAACAGTGGCGCTGCTGTTTATCCTACAAAATGACACAAAAGTCAAAAACCGAATGGACGCATGAATTATATCATTTAGCACATGGCGAAGATGCGTTCATTCCACATATAAATCAGAAAAATATCTATATTCTTTATTGGTATAATAACAATAAGAACTTTGGTTTTAGACTTAATAATACAGCATTTGATCTAATGCGTAACGCTGGTTATAAATTTCATCAACATAATATTGATAGAAAAAAGTATCAGATAAACGGGCAAGAATTGGTACTAATGGACCGCTTTCATAATTCACCTTGGTTTTATCAAATGAGCAAAGGCGAGTTATTCTTAATGGATAGCGAACTTGGAATGATGCTAGAACTATGCGACGGAAATCTAGGACAAGCTATTAAAAATATGTCTTGACAGATATATAATCCATGTTATATTCAAAATATAAGCAATGGAGAAAGGCAATGCGCAGCGCAGAAGCAAGAGAATTAGCGAAACCGCTGTATCGTCAGCGAATAGTTCTTGCCAAAAAAGGCAAAGGCAGTTATAATCGTAAGAAGCAAAAGGAAACTAGCAATGACTGATACCATTTCTCTCAAAGATGCCATGTCTGCCGCAGTAGCTGCTCAGCGCATTAACGGCAAGTATATCAAGCGTTATGATGCCAAAGAAGGTGAATTGGCAAATGGCGTTCTCATGCGTGAATTTCTCAATCCAGAGATGGTAAATTTTACCACTTTGCCTCAAGATGACAGCATTGCTGATGAAATTCTTGATTATCTTGATAGCAAGATGATTGAACTTGTTGCTGGCACTCTTCATGATTATTGGAGAAATTTGGTTCTGTTGACCGAACAAAAGCAGATTAACAAAAAGGATTTCAAAACTTTGGCACTGGTTGCCAGCGTTCCAAACTCCTATGCCAACGCTGTCGGGCGTGAAAAAGCCAAGGATGAAATTCGTATTATGGCAGAAAATAGCCGCCATATTGGTCAGATTGGCGACAATATTCTTGAAGAAGTTACCGTTAAATCGGCGGTGTATAGTGCCAATTATAACAAGTGGTATCATACTGCTATCACTACCGCTGCCAATTGTCTCGTATGTTTTCCTCTTAGCGAGAAATTGGAGCGTGGAACTGTCATTAATTTGACAGCCCGTGTTCACAAGCACGATGACAATAACCAGACCCGTCTGCACTATGTGCGGATCAAAAAAGATGCTTGACAACCTTTAAATCCATGTTATATTAAGTTATAGTCAATTGATGGAGAGCACGGCGATGCGCAATTCTTGGTCATTTTCTCAGTATGTTGAAGAAATCATCACCCTTAGCGAAATTGCTGAAATTCCTGGCATTGAGGAATCCCGTGCTGCTCTTATCACGGAAATGTGGGGTAAATTTCCTAACGAATGTGTGGCAATTGGTCTCACAGACGGGGTTAAAAAATAACCCTTGACAGCCTTTAAATCTGTGGTATATTAGTAATATAAGCAATGGAGCGGCGAAATGGCACAAGTAAGCACCCGTAAGGCTAAGATTTCCACTATCCTCCATAACCGTTATTTTACCAAAGGTGTACAAGATGCGGTAGCTGGTCGCCCATTTGACCCTGATTATGACAAGTGGGAAACTGCTTCTCACGGTGCCGCACAGTGGTGCTATGAGCGTGGTCGCCAATATGGTATTGCCACAGGCGGTAAGGTTCCTACTAAAACTGGTAAGCGAATTAACTATTTTGCTATTCGTGAGTTTAACCGTCTTTACCACGATGGTTCAATTATCTGATAAAAAGTGCTTGACCGCCTCTAATTCTGTGTTATATTAGTAATATAAGCAATGGAGAGATACACATGACGCAATCTGAACAAATCTGCTACGGCATGTCCAGAGTCGATATCCGTGACCAATATATCAACAGCCTCTCTGCCAAAGTGATTGGCATGGAAATGGTTGTCATGAGTATCCTTTCCGATTGTCAGGAAATGATGGATAGAAAAAATTCATCAATTCCGTCCCCAAATGTAGATGAATTTATCCGTCAGCAGTTAAATATTGCCAAATTTATTATAAAAGAAATGATGTTAAATAAACCAAAAAGTGCTTGACATACCTTAATTCTGTGTTATTGTTATAATATAAACAGCAACGGAGATTTCCCATGGATATGCAATCTGGTATCGCCGCCCTCATTGAAAAATCAAAAGCCGATTATCTTGCTTGGAACGGCAATCGCACCAGTGATCCAATCGTCGCCAAGATGATTGAAGAATATAATGCCTCACTCCGTATTGAGGAAGGCAGCAAGTATTTCAAGATTGTTCAGCGTAATTCGGTACATTCCTTTGTGGTTAAGAAGGATGGTGGTAAATTTCGTGCTGGCGATATCTTGAAGCCTGCATCGTGGAAGGCTCCTGCTATGAACTTTGCTCGTGGCAATGTTCTTGAAGGTAAACTTGATTGCATCCGTTGGACGGGTGCACTGTAAAAAAGTGCTTGACAACTACAAATAATCTGTTATATTAATATTATAGTCAACTGATGGAGAAACAAAATGGCTAAACCGAATGAAGCACTTTCCGAAGTGCGTACTGTTACCCTTGCTGCTGCAAAGCGTGAGGTCATGGTTTGCGCTCGTCGCAAGCGTCCTGTGTTCCTTTGGGGTGCACCTGGCATCGGCAAGTCCGAACTCGTCGCTGACCTTTGCGAAAACATGGGTGGTAAGTTGTATGACTTGCGTCTTGCACTCATGGACCCTTCCGATTTGAAGGGCGTACTCTACTACAATCCTACCGTTGGTAATGCCATGTGGAATGCTCCGCCTGATCTTCCTTCTAAGGAAGAAGCTGCCAAGTATCCTGTGGTATTCCTGTTCCTTGATGAAATGAACAGTGCTGCACCAGCAACACAGGCTGCTGCTTACCAGTTGGTTCTCAATCGTCGTGTTGGCACCTATGAGTTGCCTGAGAATGTTGTTATCGTTGCCGCAGGTAACCGCGATACTGACCGTGGTGTAGTCTATCGTATGCCATCGCCACTTGCCAACCGTTTTGTTCACTTGAACTTGCGTGTTGACTTTGAGTCGTGGAATGATTGGGCTATCAACCATGCTATCAATCCTGACGTGGTTGCATATGTAACTTGCAACAAGAACGATCTGTTCAACTTTGATCCTCGTTCGTCAGGTGCATCGTTTGCTACGCCTCGTTCATGGTCATTCGTCAGCGAGTTGCTGCAAGAAGACCTTAACGATACCGAACTTAACGATCTTGTGTCTGGTACGGTTGGCGAAGGTGTTGCACTCAAGTTTGCTGCACACCGTAAGGTTGCTTCGCAGATGCCTAATCCTTCTGACATCTTGTCTGGCAAAGTGAAGGAACTTAAAGCCAAGGATATCGGCGCAAAGTATTCGCTCACCGTATCTTGCTGCTATGAGTTGAAGGACTCGTTTGACAAGCGTGGTGGCGAGCGCATGAAGGATGCGGACAACAATGAGTGGCACGAGGAACTTGACAATGTGTTCCGCTTCTTCCTTGATAACATGGATACGGAATTGCAAGTCATGATGCTTGCTACTATTCTTCGTAACTACAAGATGCCGATGAAGACTAGCAAGATGAAGAACTACAAGGAATATCATGCAAAGAACGGCGATTATATCCTCGCCGCCGTGCGTGACTAATCCTCGCCCCATCGTTCTCCATCAGTGAGGGCGAGTTATAGGGGGATAGCCGCAACTATCCCCCTATTTTAATAATAAAATCTGACAAAGATGCATGATTTTGTAAATGTATTTTTGCTGTGTTTGTCATAAACACTTCTCTGTTATATTCACATATAGGCTTTGCTTTTTTTAAAAATTCAACTAAATCTGAATTACATAAATTTTCAACAGATTGGGCAAACGCTTCTACTCTTTTTTTATTATCCGCTATTGTATCAAAACTTTCATCTATTAATCCATCAAATGTTTTATAGCCAATATTTTTTAAATGCTTGTAAAAGTTAGGCGTTGATAAAACCAAGAATGGATGTCCCATTAACAATGGTTTATATATTTTTTCCGTTAAAAATGGATAATTTGTTTCATAACAATGGGTTTCTGTTATTACCGAAAAATAACTATCTATATATAAATTATGATTTAATAATCCATCTATCCAATCTATTCTATCGGCGGTGCCACTTCCATATTTTACTGAGAAATTATTATCGTTAAAATAGTCTTGATAATTTTCTGGTAAATTAATTGTAGGCAAAATAGAAGGGCGTGTCATAGAAAATAATGAATTTTCTATCAGATTTTTTTCATTCAATAAATTATATAAATCTATTCTATGTTGCCTATCCTTTCCGTTTAAACATAAAAATTTATATGGCTTATATTCTTTTTCAAAAATCTTGTTAAAATATCTTAATGAAATTTTTATATTATCATCAAAATATATTGCATTTGAGAAAAAATCTAAGTTGCAAAAATTGATTGTGGGATGTTCAAACTCGGCAGAAATTAACATAGATATTTGTCCACCATCAACAAATTTTTCAAATTTATAATCTTTAAAAACTTTTAACACCTTAACACTGGACTCTCTATATCTAGAAAATATAATTTTATTATTATAATTTCTTTCTAAAAAACTATGGATTAAAGTATCAATACCTTGCATTTTATAGAAATCATCGACATTTACTAGGCATATTCTATTATCTTCTTCGAAAACACTAGTATAATTATCGTAATAAGTAAATTCTACAAAATGCAAGATATTAAAAAGATTTTCGTGCTTATAATTTTCAAAAGTATGTATTTTTATGGTATTTTCCATGATTTTATTTAGAAAAAAGTGCTTGACAACCCGCACATTTATGGTATGATGTATATATTGATAGGAGAACGACATGGCTAAGAAGCAACCAGGCGCTGGTCAACTCAGCGATACAATTGACGAAAAGAAAGACTATGATGCTCGTCAGGCAATTCTCAAGGCTCGTATTGCCCTTGTGCTCAAACAACCATTCTTTGGCAATCTTGCCATGCGGCTCAAGTTGGTTAATGGCGATAGCTGGTTGACCACTGCGGCTACCGATGGTCGCCATTTCTTTTACAACAGCGACTTCATCCTTAAACTTCCCACCAACCAAATGATGTTCTTGTTCTGTCATGAGTTGCTTCATTGCGCGTATGATCACATGAACCGTTGCATTGGCAAACAGAAAGACCTTGCTAACATTGCAATGGATTATGTCGTCAATGCTGATTGCATCAAGTACAATCTTGGTCAAAAGATTACCGTTGTGCCTGTTTTGTATGATCGCAAATATGATGACTGGAACTTTGAACAGGTCTATGATGACCTGATCAAGAACGCACAGAAAATCAACATTGAAGATTTGCTTGACCAGTTGCTTGATGACCATCTTGATCCTGACAAAGATGGACAAGGCAGTGGTGATGGTGAAGGCAAAGATGGTGACAAGGATGGCAAGGGTCGTCCAATGCTGTCCAAAGAAGAGCGTCAGGCTATCAAGGATGAGTTCAAGGAAGCAATGCTCGCTGCTGCACAATCCGCAGGCGCTGGCAATGTTCCTGGCAACGTCAAGCGTATGATCAATGAACTTACGCAACCTAAAATCAACTGGCGTGAACTCATTACGCAACAAATCCAGTCTACTATCAAGAACGACTACACGTGGACTATTCCTAACAAGAAGATGTTCTCGCAAGGGTTTGTTCTGCCTAATATGCGCAAGGATCAAGCGATTGATGTTTGCATTGCTATTGATACCAGTGGTTCTATCGGCAATGACCAGTTGAATGCGTTTTTTAGTGAAATCAACGGCATCATGCAATCATATGATGACTACAAGGTTAAGATTTGGTGCTTTGATACACAAATCCATAATCCAGTAGAATATACAACTGCTGATGGTGATGATCTCATCAACTATGAAGCAAAAGGTTTTGGTGGCACTGACTTTGAAGTTAATTGGAAGTGGATGAAGAACGAGGATGTAAATCCAAAACTCTTTATCGTGTTTACCGATGGCGAACCATATGGTTCATGGGGTGACGAAACCTATTGTGATACTGTATGGATTATCCATAACAAGTATAACAAAACCATTGAACCGCCATTCGGCATTCACGCTTATTACGAAGATTAATAATCTTTAAAAGATTAGGCTCTGGAAAATTTTTCAGAGCCTTTTTCTATGCTTAAATAATATAAATTGGAGATTATTATGACAGAAGAAACCACCGAAGTTGCCGCAACCCCGCCAAGCATTACCATTACTGATATTGCTTTCTTGGTTCAAATCGTAGAAACAGTTGCGCAGCGAGGAGCATTTCGTGCAGATGAGTTATCAAGCGTAGGTGCGGTTTATGATAAAGTAAAGGCATTTATTGTTGCCAATAATCCACAGCCAGCACCAGAACAAACAACAGAGGAAGTAAGTCAATGAGTTTTTTTAAACATGTAGGAAGCGTCAATGGTAAGAAAGTTATCATCGTACAGCGTCATTTAAGCGGCGAAGAAAATCACATGGCAGTTGTCATTTATAGTGATATCATGCCAAGCAAGTATCATGATGATGTCATGAAGGTACTTGAAAGCGACGAAGGACAACAGGCATATGAGTTCCGTGATATTTTAGAACGTCGCATGATGGGCGATGGCATGAATATGTTACAGGCGTTGAGTGCTGAAAATTATTTAAAGCGTGTGCCAGCAGCCAATGTACAGGTTACTCCAAACAGCAAGAGCAATATTCGTCTTGACGAACTTAACAAGCTTCTTGGACAGGTTGGCAAGGGACCAGAAGCAGTTGCTCGTCTTGAACGCATGGAAAATCAGCAAGGATTTGCTGATCCTGCAAAGAATGCCGCAACTGATGCTTTCGTTAGTGAAAGTGTTAGTGCAGAAGAACTTGGTATTTCACCAGTAGCTGCACCAGTAGCTGCGCCAGCCGCTCCCGATATGACTGCGGTTATGATGCAGATGATGCAGACTATGCAAGCAATGCAGTCACAGCTTAATGAACTAAGAGGCGATAAGCCAGTAGTCGTAAAGGCTACTGCTAAGAAGGCTCCTGTAAAGACCACTAAGACAAAAACCAGTGCCTGATAATAGTTTTAGCGATGAATTTTTTGATCGATGGGAACATTTAATATCTGATTTAGAGATTTCAGATGTTCCCATTCGTTTCATAAAAGCAGTTAGTGCAACTTTCAAAGATGGGCAATCTCATGTATTTGATATTAACACCATTCTTAGTAAAGGCATAGATTTTCCAGAAATCGAAGTCATGATAGAAGACTATCTTGAAGTTTTTTCGGATGACATTGATTGTGTTGATTTTCATCTCAATGTTTCTGCCATTGCCGAAGAAGTTGAAGGCAAAACTAATAGACTGTTAGATTAATGATAAAAGCAATCTTTGCTGTGGATAAAAATGGCGGGTTAGGGCAAGGCGGAAGTCTTCCCTGGCCCCATGACAAGCAAGATATGCAATGGTTCTCAACCAATACCCGCAATCATATTGTAGTAATGGGCAGCAATACTTGGGTTGATCCCAAGATGCCTAAACCGTTACCAGATCGCCATTGTTGCGTAGTTACCAATCGACCTGTTGATAGTTTCCGTGATGCTCACACTATCATACATGGCAATTATATTGAGCAAAGCTTAGCTGTATTAAAAGCAAATTATCCTGATAAAGATATATGGATTATAGGTGGTGCTAAACTTATTGAAAGCACCAAGCATTTATTTGAACAGATATATTTGACCACATTTGATGATGATTATAATTGCGATGTAAGCGTAGATGTGGTAGAATTACTACATAATTTCCAAATGGATTGGGAAACTTACGGCAAAGATAAAGTATTTCAGGTGTGGAAACGTGCAAAATTATAATCATTTATGTTCAAAAATAATTCTTAACGGCATTGAAAGCAAGGACAGAACTGGCGTCGGTACGCTAAGTATGTTTGGCGAGCAGTTGCGGTTCAACCTTGCTGATGGTTTCCCAGCAGTAACAACCAAAAAATTAGCATGGAAATCTATGGTAAGTGAACTGTTATGGTTTATTGAAGGTAGTGGTGATGAAAGACGATTGGCAGAGATACAATATGGCACAAGAGATGATGCAAAGAAAACCATCTGGACTGCAAACGCTCGTGCAAGCTATTGGCTTCCAAAGTCTGCTTATAATGGCGATTTGGGCCGTGTATATGGTGTTCAGTGGCGTCATTGGCGCTATGTAGACGAGAACACACCGCCATTTAAAGAAGGTGCACTAGTTCGCAATTATGATGAAATTGATCAGCTAAAAGAACTTATTGATGGGTTGCAGCGTGATCCAACTGGTCGTCGTCATATTTTAACGGCATGGAATCCTGCTGAACTAAATCAAATGGCATTGCCACCTTGTCATATGTTTGCGCAGTTTTATATCCGTAATAATGTGCTAAGTTGCCAGATGTATCAGCGCAGTGCCGATATCTTTCTTGGAGTTCCATTTAACATTGCAAGCTATGCGTTACTAACGCATCTTATTGCCAAAGAAATTGGTGCAGAAGTTGGTGAACTTATTCTTACATTTGGCGATGTTCATATCTATAACAACCATATCGAACAAGTTAAAGAACAAATTTCTCGTCGCCCTTATGCTCTTCCACAACTTGATATCAGCGAGGTTAGCAGCATTTATACGGCAACCCTTGACCAATGCAAGTTGGTAGGTTATGAACATCATCCAACAATCGTAGCAGAAATGGCAGTCTAACATGCATATATTAGTAACAGGTGGATTTGGATTTATCGGACATCATGTTGTAAAGCGTCTTAAAGATAGTGGTCATCGGGTCACTATCATTGATGATCTTCGTTTTATTAACACTGACTTGTATCTTGCTCGTGGTCGTCATATGGAATTTGCATATGATGAA